TCGCATTTGTGAATCATTCGCATTTGTGAATCATTCGCATTTGTGAATCATTCGCATTTGTGAATCATTCGCATTGTAATAAAATTTCAAAAGTTTAAAAATTGGCATGGTTGTTGCTACGCACGTGCGCACGTAAATAAAGGCCTATAGCATATAACCAAAAATTATAGGTATATAACAAAATAGTCTTAGACAATCGTTGAAGTTTTTGAGACTATAGCTTTATCGGATGCATCAAGGCGCCGATTAACTTAAACCTAAAAAGGATTATGAACATGAAAAATATTATTCAGAGTACAATTGAGTTTTTCAAGTATAACAAAGAAGAGCGGATTGCTCGTTATATGGTGCGTAGTTATTGGCCGGAAAATGAAGTTCAATTCAGCAAAGAGAAAAACGGGACAGTAAGGTTTTACTCAAGCCTTGTTGGTGTTCAGGGGTTCTATCGAATCCGTAAAAACAAAATGCGCCCGATAGCAGGCGAATCATTCGATAGTTTTTCCCAAATCCATTGCGGAAAAATTACCATTGCGATTGAAGCGCCTAAAGGCCGGGACATTTGGAATTTCAGTATCAGCGCTGAAAAATAATCACCACTAGCAGGCAGCGCCCTAGCAATAGGCGTTTTTGATTATGATAGAATCACAAGTTTTTGGAATCGATAATGGTGCAATGTTTCTCATTATCGTTTTTGGTTTAATTGGTCTTTACAGTATGGTGACAAAATGACAATAGTCGGTTGGATTGAAATATACAAGGATGGTGCAATCGTTGCAGAATGTTCACCATATTATGCTTTAGCAGAATGGATACAGAAAAATGAGTTTTAAAACAGTCAATCCTAAAATCAACGAACACTGCCAACAATCGCCGGACAATAACGCCGATATGGTTATGATGGTAGTGCTATCGATTCAGCAACCATGGCATGCTGTTGGTGTTCAAATGCGGGATTATAAAGCACTAGGCGCTGATAGTCGTTTCGTATGGGGTAATAAGCGCAAAACTTTTGATTGGTTGCAGGAACATAAACAGCAGTTATACCGGGATGCAATGGACGCAAAAACAGACAGCGAATTGATGCAAGCTTTTTTACAGGTTCCTGGACTAGGCCTTGCAAAGGCCGGTTTTTGTTGTCAGTTATTCGCCGGTCGTGTTGGTTGTATAGATGTTCACAATCTTAGGCGCTTAAACATTGCGTCTTCAGTGTTGACATTGAACAAATCAGCAACCGATGAAACAAAGCGCAAAAAAATCGACGCATATATTAGCGCATGTAAAGCCCGGCGAACTAGTTGGCTATGGGATAGTTGGTGTAAATTGATAGCCAAAAAAGACCCTAAACGATGGATAGATGGTGATCATGTTAGCGCTGTACACTATGATTATTTAATCGATGCATAGGGACAATGATAGTTGGATCGACAAGGTATTGAATTGGATAGTTGATATTCTTTTCAATTGAGAACAACAAAGCCCGGTAAAGACTACCGGGTTTTTTTTTGTTTATGGTGCGGAATTTTTAGGACGTTATTACCAGTGTAGCACAATAAAGCTTTAGTGGGTACTATATAGCCTCTTCTTTTTCATGCTACCATGGTCTAACAAGACTATATAGAACATTGGCATAGTCTTTGCAGGCTTCCCAGATCTATGCAATATCCATGCCAACTCTTCAGCCAACCAAGACTGGCATGATCTTTGCAGGCTAGCAAGATGCATGCCAAGTCTACGTAGTTGCAAATGGTAATCGTAATGCAAATGATTCGCATTCAGCCGCTTGTATAAACTAGGCCGACCCTTCATAGCTAGGCCGGGGGCGTCTTTATAGTCTTTGTAATTTTCGCAGTACCTATTCAGACTTGCAAGAGGCCAAATTTTAAAAAAGCGTTATATTATAACATTTGCAAGGGTTTAATAGTGTTTTATAAGCCTTTGAAATCTTTATAGAATCTGTTCTGAAGCAAATACTACCATTTTGGCATAGAAATTGCTTGACTTTTTAAAATTTGTATGGTATAATACAGTGATTACGGAGAATCTATTGTAGACCCATGACTGAAACCACAGAAATTAAGAAAAGAGGCCCCGGAAGGCCTAAGAAAGGCGAAATTGTTGCTAAAAAGAAAGGCAACAGAGGGGTTGTAGGCAGACCTCCGGGTGATGCCGCCAGAATTAATGAATTTAAAGCTCGATTGCTTGCCACTTCAGGTGACCATGTAATCAGTAAGATAATACAAATTGCTCAGGATGATGAGCATCCGGGTCAAATGGCCGCATTAAAAATGTGCATGGATAGAGTATTGCCATTGTCTTATTTTGAAAAAGATAAGATGTCTAATGGTAAGTCTTCTGTATCTATTACCATCACAGGTGTTAATGGAAACACCACAATTGTTGGCGGAGACGATGAAGATATTATAGATGTTACCCCTGAGGATAAAGAATGAGTAAAGAAGAGTTAATTGAAATAGTCAAAGAAGACCTCATTCGCCATGAAGGGTATGTGACTGAAATATATTTATGTTCTGAGGGATATCCTACCTTTGGTATCGGACATATGGTCACTGAAGAAGACATGGAGCACACTTGGCCTGTAGGAACACCAGTCACGGATGCACGTATTTTAGATGTATTTCATTCGGATTGTTCTGATGCTTATTCTGATGCTTGCGCTTTATTTTTAAACTTAGACAGCCATCCGAAAGATGTTCAAAGGGTGTGCATTAATATGGCGTTCAACTTAGGACGCAATAGATTATCAAAGTTTAAGAATATGATAAGTGCTGTGAATGAAGGCAATTATGCAAAAGCCGCTGATGAAATGATAGATAGTCGGTGGTACAAGCAAGTAGGTGTTCGTTCTAAAGAACTAGTGGAGATCATGCGTGGAGCTTAATATTGAGCTTCTACCTTGGCAACAAGAAGTATTTGAATCTGATGTTCGTTTTAAGATTGTAGCGGCAGGTCGGCGTACAGGTAAGAGTAGACTTGCGGCTTGGATGCTAATTATCAATGCCCTTCAAACAGAAAAGGGGCATGTATTCTACGTAGCTCCTACCCAAGGGCAGGCCAGAGACATTATGTGGAATACATTGTTGGAGCTTGGGAATCCTGTTATTAGTGGCTCCCATGTCAACAACATGCAAATCAAACTGATTAATGGGGCTACCATCTCATTGAAAGGTGCTGATAGACCAGAAACAATGCGAGGGGTATCTCTAAAGTTTTTGGTGCTTGATGAATACGCAGACATGAAACCGTCTGTGTGGGAAACCGTACTACGCCCGGCTCTAGCTGACCAAAAGGGAGCTTGTTTGTTTATTGGAACACCTCTTGGTCGTAATCATTTCTATGACTTGTTTCAGTATGCGGAGTTAGGCGATGATGCCACCTATCAATCGTGGCACTTTACCAGTTACGATAATCCGTTGCTTGACCCTGAAGAAATTAACACAGCTAAGCAGTCGATGTCATCCTATGCCTTTCGGCAGGAGTTTATGGCGAGCTTTGAAGCTCTTGGGTCTGAAATCTTCAAAGAAGACTGGGTGCATTTTAGTAACGATGAACCGGATACTGGTGATTATTACATTGCGGTGGATTTAGCAGGCTTTGCAGATGTTGCTTCTAACGCCACTGGTAAAGGAAAAAGGCTTGATAAAACAGCTATTGCGATTGTTAAAGCCAACGAACATGGGTGGTGGGTAGCTGATATTATTTCAGGACGATGGGATATTAAAAAAACAGCTAGGAAGATATTTGAAGCTGTAGAGGCTTATCAACCTGTTGCTGTAGGCATCGAAAAAGGTGCTTTAAGAAATGCTGTTATCCCATATCTGACAGACTTGATGAAATCTAGTCAGCGTTTCTTTCGTGTAGAAGAACTAACACATGGTAATAAGAAAAAAGTAGATAGAGTGGTGTGGGCATTACAAGGCCGTTTTGAACATGGAAATATCACTCTTTCTGAGGGAAAATGGAATACTGAGTTTTTAGATGAA